GAAGATTGCTTCGAACTGCTTATCGGCATCGTGCAGCTCTTGTCCTGCTTAGTTTAGTGCAGGCTTCCGGCAATGTGAGCTAAACCCCACTTGTGGCAACCCTGCCGGAACAGATTTCTCTGCCTTCCCGGGCTTTCGCTGAGCCACAAATCCCTCTTGCGAAATACTGACGCTATGAGTGGCTTGGATTGCTCCAGACGAGTTCACGCCAGAGCTCTTGATAGATGGATAAAAGAAACCGCCTGACTTCAAAGTAGGAGCACAAGTCAGACGGGTATATAGTTGTTTCCAACATATTTTACTATGTCTATCTTGCTGGGCTCCTATCCATCAAGAACTGGTACAAAGGTAGGTATTCTTTCCGACATCTGCAAGGGATAATGGATTAGTTTTCAACACAAGAAACAAAAATGTTACAAAACAAAATTATTTCATTATATTTGCCGTAACAAGAACCGCATAAGCCATGAGACTGTACACAGAGGCATTCAACAACATGAGGGAACTGAACAAGTTCGTCAACAAAGAGGGAATCACCCAGGACCAGATCATCAACATATTCCAGTCTACAGACGGAACGTTCTATCTGAATTACTATGCAGAGTAAGGAACTCTCACTCGAAGAGCGCAACGAGCCGGTCTGGTACTGTCGCAGTTGCCATTCCCTCTGTATCGTCGTGGATGATACGCTGGCTGGAGAGGACTGGGACGGAGCCTACTGCGGGAAATGCCATTCAACGGACATAAGCGTCTGCACGATGGAAGAATGGCTCTACGAGGAAGAGAGGAGGAAGCGAAAGAGAAAGGAACTCGAATGGAGCAAATAACTAAGCGGAATGGAATATACTATTACGGAGAATCAAAGTGTGTCGATGCGGATGACGCCTACGGAAGATTCCGTGCAGACTACCATGCTTCCATCGGACGCTCCGCGTTTCTCCGGCTCGACAGGCTCGGACAGCGAATGGAACGGGTCCACGGATTTGGATTCGAGTTCCTACATCGTGTTCTTCCCCCTGTGGGCTGTGGCGGAAAGACAAGATGCAGATTTCTGGGCCTCGTCCACCTCTCCTATTGCAGACTTGTTGGCCTATGGGACTATCCCGATATCCCGGAAGAGAAGTTCGACGAGTGGTTCGACTGGGCTTTCTCCAGAGGAAGTGGAGCCCTAAGGACGCTCGGAAAGAACAGGAAAGTTGGGCGTACAAGCAAAACCCTTAAAAAGAGATACCGATGACAATGAAAGCAAGGAAACCGATTAAAATGCATACGGCTATGGAAGAAAACAAAGAACAGAAGAAGCTCTCCTATGACGAGCTGAAGAAGGCTGCTGATGACATCTACGCGAATTATCAGAAGCTGATGCGCGAGTATCGCGGCGCGGTTGACGCCCTCAACCAGTTTGACGCTACGAGTTTCTATCTCCAGAATGCGTTCAAGGTGATTGAACATCCGGAGATGTACGAAGAGGAATTCGTTTCGGATGTGACGAAGAAGATTACCTACATCCTGACGAAGTTCGGACAGAACCTCGAGCCCGCGAAGGAGGAGAAGGGTGAAGCCGAATAACGTCATATCGCTGAAGTGCGCCAACGAGACGCAGTTCTTCCGCATGTGGATAGAGTTCCTGACTCCGTTCCATAAGCTGACTGCGCGCGAGAGGGACGTGGCTGCGCGTATCCTTGCGCAGTATTTCAGGCTGAAGGAGAGCGTGTCCGACCCTGAGGTTATTCGTGAACTGCTTTGGTCACGGACTTCCAGGAAGGACATGATGGACTCCCTGAAGATGTCTCAGGCGCACTTCCAGATCGTACTCGCGAAACTGAAGAAGTCCGGCTTCCTGGTTGACGATTTGGTGGAGCCGAGGTTCATTCCCCATGTGTCCGATGAGCCGAGGTTCTGCCTCCAGATTGTCTATGACTGGTCTTCGTCGAGAAGACCCATCCCCAATGCGCCGCAGCAGGATTGAAGAAGCCGACCTGAACTCCGTAGCGAAGGAGTTTGGCGTTCCTGTTGCGGAAGTCAGGAGGGCGGTGCATTCCTTCTTCGATATGATAGTGAGGGAATCAAGGACGCTTCCTTTCGATAACTGGAAGAAGATATACAGGAAGGACAAGTTCGCAGAGTACGCCTTCGTCCGGAACATCCCTTATATCGGACGCATCGGGCCTCATTATAGCAGGTATCTGGCGTGGAGGAGGAACGAAGCGGAGGAGAAGAACCAAGTTCAGAGGAGCGCCTACCGTGTAAGGTACACGCAGAGTGATATCGAGAACATGGCTGCGGAAGCCCTTGCCGGTAGGCACGTCTCCTTTGGGAAAAGAAAGAAAACCGAATTGTATAACCAGGTATGGATGGTAGGGGAGAAGGGCAAGACCCTCGCCCATCAGGTCATACCGAAAGAGATTGATAATGGCATTCAAGATTAAGAAAGTAAAGCCCCTGTTCACGGGCGTCATCACCACGGCTATCACCTACAAGGGGGAAGTCACTACTTGCGGAGGTCTCATCCTCGATACCCGTAAGATGGAAGGCAGTCTTAACCCTTACCAGACCGTCGTCGCAGTTGGATCTACAGCCCGTGGATTGAAGGAAGGCGATGTCGTAAAGATTAACTTTAAGCGTTATACCGTCGCCAAGCACGTCCCCGGTGCCTTTGACGAGGCGGAGAATAAGACCGTTGACAACTACTCCCAGTCCGTGGAGGTTCCTATGATTGTGATGAACGATATCGAATATCTCTTCATTCAGGATTCGGATATCGAGTACATCGTAGAGGATTACGAGGTTGATGAAGGAGGATTATTCCAGTAATGAAACTGATTGAATTTGACGGACTGGAGTTCAAGATTGCTGACGAGGCCCTCCTCGTCAGGCCAATTCGCGAACTGTTTCAGAAGGACAAATCCAAGAAAAAGGAGGAGTTCTGGAAGCAAGTTTCCTATATCTTTTTCATGTGCGATCCAAGAAGTACTTATATGTACTTGATGGATGAAGGTGAGCGCTCTGCCGAGATTTGCAAGCAGGAAGGGTTTGGAGAAGAATGGAAACCTTCTTCGCTACTTATAGAGGCGATGAATGTATATCGAAAGCATTGTGTTACTACGGCATCACTTCTTTTAGATGATATGCGCTACGCATTGGACAGCATACGCCTTATCATTCGTCGTATCGGCCTGTCTCTTCGTCCGTCTGCCGAGGATGAGAACACGAATCCGACAGATATCAAGTTGGACAAGGCTCTTGATTCAATGACAAAGGCGGCGGAGAAGATTCCTGATCTTGCAAGGAAACTTGTCGAGGCTGAAAAAGAGTTAGCAAAGGATTTCGAAACAGATGACAAAGCAAGAGGAAATGCATCCAAGGCTGTCGGAGAAGATATATAATGAATTCCTAAAAGGGTTCATGAATTTCCTTCTTTATGGAAGAGAAGGGTATTATATCGCTCCGGACGGAGAAATACGCGCTATTGATGATAATGAATTAGAAAGGGTTATTCATGAAGGTGAAATTCAAGAAGTTAGATTCGAAAGCCTCGATTCCTACAAAAGCACATCCGACTGATGCTGGATTTGATTTGGTTGCCACTTCCGTCAGCGAAGATAGGAAGAGGAATATCATTACATACGGAACCGGTATTGCCGTAGAAATACCCGAGGGGCATGTCGGCTATATCTTCCCGCGTTCCAGTGTGTACAAACATCAGGTGTCTCTGGCGAATTGCGTGGGTGTTATTGACAGTTCGTATCGCGGAGAAATCTTTTTGAAGTTCCGCATAGTTCAGCCGCATATCAGCAGATATACTGTCGGCGACAAGATAGGTCAGTTGATTATCCAGCCGTATCCAGAGATTGAATTCGAGGAGGTCGATGAACTTAACGAGTCTGATCGCGGAGAAGGCGGGTTTGGAAGTTCCGGACGATGAGCGTAGTTATACCGACAAATTCATATCAGACGCCAATCACTACCGAGTGGTTGGAACAGTTTCCAGATGAGGTCCAGGAGCAATTCTTGGACTTTATTGATACCGTGCCGATGCTCAAGTACATGATACGAGAGGACAGGCCGAGAGCTAAAGATTTACCAAGAGATGACAAAGGCAGAATCATTGTTGACATCACGCATCCGCATATTCTTGAGAATATGGATTATTTCCGTACTGCTGCGAAGTTCTATCAGGAGAATGGATGTTACACTTTTCTCAAGCCGAATTCAAATCCTAATAGCGAGTTTGGTAAGTGGTTTACTGAAGAAGTAAGGCGCTGCCGCGACGGATATGTCCGTGAATCTGACGGCGAGTGGATTCCTGGAAGGTTGTATTTCTTCTTGAATTATTCGCCGATAATGCTGAACCGTCGTTCCGAAACATCTGGTATCTATCTTCGTGTCGAAGATTTCCCAGACTTCTGGGAGGGTATATATTACCGCTATCATTATCGTGAACAGGCTCGTATGCTTGGTCTGCATTGCATGGAACTTGCTCGTCGAGGTTGTGCCAAGTCTTTCACGATAGCAAGCGACATGAATCACAACCTTCTCCTTGGTGAGAACAGTGAGAATAAGCGGCGCGTCACAACCATTCTTACCGCCTATCTTCGTGAGTATCTTGCTGAAAAGGATGGAACGCTTTCGAAGTTCACTCCCATGGTTGACTTCTGCGCGGCGAACACTGAATTCCCGAGACTGATGGTCAAGCGTTCGCAGGCGGAGATGACTTGGATTATGGGCTACAAGAACAGCAACGGCAATATCAAGGGTTCGCTGAACTCCGTAATGGCTGTTTCCGTGAAGGATGATGAAGGTAAGGTCCGAGGTAAGCGAGGCTTCATTTACTTCGAGGAGATGGGTTCGTACAAGAACTTCAAGGAGGTTTGGGATAATGTGCGGGATTCCGTGAAGGAGGGTTCCAATGTGTTTGCCCAGCTGATTGCCGTTGGTACTGCCGGTGATAAGGAATCTGATTTCTCGGGCATCAAAACTATGTTGTACAATCCGGAAGCATATGAAGTCTATGCGCTTGAGAACGTATTCGACAAAGCGGGTAAGGGTTCAAGTAAGTTTGCTTATTTCTTTCCGTCGTATATCTCTCGTGCCGGTTGCATGGACAAGGATGGAAACTCCGATGTTGTTGCTGCCCTGATGGAGATACTGATGGAGCGATATATGGTGAAGCAAGGCGGAGACCCTGCCTCGCTTCTCTCACGTATCGCCCAGATGCCAATCACTCCTGCCGAGGCTATTCTTAAGGTCAAGTCCAATTTCTTTCCGGTCGTGATGCTGAATGAGAGAATCCGGCAACTTGATATGGATCCTCATGCTTATGACGATGTCTATGTCGGGACTCTCGTCGATGCTGGAGGGAGGGTCGAATTCAGGGCGACGGATGATATCCCTATCAGGAAATGGCCTGTTGATAACACTGAACAGGGAGCCCTGGAGATATTCGAGATGCCTTGTTCCGGTAATATCCCGACTCACAGATATATCATAGGAGTTGACCCGGTTGACAATGATCAGGCAGAATCATCTTCGCTATTCTCCTGTTTCGTATTCGATTTGTTTACAGACACTATTGTTGCCGAATATACGGGACGTAAGCCATTCGCCAACGATAACTATGAGATAGTCAGATTGCTTTGCGCCTTCTACAATGCGACCTGTTTATATGAATCAAACAAAAAAGGATTATTTTCCTATTTCGCTTCCAAGCGATGCACTTGGATGCTTGCCGACTGTCCCGAGTATCTACGCGAAAGACAGTTGGTCAAATATAGTATGTTCGGTTCTGCAATTAAGGGAGTCACCGTCAATGCAGGAGTCAATTTCTTCGCAAACGGACTCATCAAGGATTGGTTGAACAAGACCTATACTGTTGATGTAAAGGACGAGCGCGGCGAGGTTCACCAGGAAGAGATACCGCAACTCTATCGCCTTCGTAATCGCGCTCTTCTTCAGGAGCTTGTTTCTTACGCTCCGGAGGTAAATACCGACCGCGTGTCAGCGCTTGCACAGGTTATGCTTTATCGTGAACATTTCATCGTGCTTTATGGTGGTTCTCCGAGCGCGGAAGAGAATTCTGTCAAGGATGATTCCGACGATGAGTTCTTCGATAAGGACTGGAAGCGTCACCTGGACAAGCTTGGCGCCAATTACAAATCTATTTTTGAAGTGTAAGCGTTCCATTTATAGCCGTGATTCGAGGCGGAAATCTGAATAGATTTGCCCTGAATAAAGAATTATGGCTATGGATTTTAACGAGGCTTTCCCGGCGCAGACTCTCCCTTTCAAGCAAAAGGGGGACAAGTGGAGACGCTCGATGCTGGACTGGGGAGCTAATCGTACTTACTTTACATATTCCCCGATACGGCGCGATGTCGTCCATATGAAGATTAACTATGATTTAGTTAATGGTGTCATTCATATGGAGGATGTCGCTGCCATCTTGAATCCGGGGAATATATCTACTGCATTCGTCCCGGATAAGATTCAGCATTATCCTATCATAAACTCGAAGCTGAATACGCTTCGCGGAGAGGAAGCGGCCCGCGTCTTCGACTGGAGGGTCATCGTTACAAACCCCTATTCCATCTCGCAGATAGAAGAGGAGAAGAAGCAGCAGTTCTTCGGGGCGGTTCAGCAGATTGTTGAGAATCCAGAACTCGACCAGCAGGCTGCTGAACGGCAGATGCAGGAGACACAAGAGTACTTCGACTATAACTGGCAGGACCTTCGTGAGGTCCGTGCCAATGAACTCCTCCGTCATTATGCTAAGGAACAGGGATTTAAGCAGATATTCAACGACGGATTCTTTGACGCCCTCGTGTGCAATACCGAGGTTTATCAGTGCGGTATCGTAGGAGGCGAGCCCTACCTGACCCGTCTCAATCCGATGAAGCTTCGTGTCTTCCGCAACGGTTATTCCAATCATATCGAAGACTCGGACGTCATCATTTACGAGGACTACTGGTCTCCCGGAAGGATTGTCGATACCTATTACGACGAACTCTCAGCGAAGGATATCAAGTGGCTCTCCAATGAACTACCTGATTACGGCGGTCAGGGCCCTATCGGTCCGGCGGGTAACTATAACGAGGCCGCTCCGTTCATTCCGGCTCACGCCATCATGGGTGAGGAAGGCATTCTTGTGAATGCGCAGTCCGGCTTCGGGGAGATATTCGACGGGCTCGCTACGATGATGGGGGGTATCGGTTCCGACCTTCTCCCGTATGATGTCGCTGGTAATATCCGTGTTCTCCGTATGTGGTGGAAGTCCAAACGGAAAATATTCAAGGTGAAGTCCTATGACCCTGAGACTGGCGACGAGGTGTTCGATTTCTATCCGGAGACCTATGTCGCCGACAAGGATGCGGGCGAGGAAGCCACTCCGCTCTGGATAAACGAGATGTGGGAAGGGACGAAGATTGGTGAGGATATCTATGTTGGTATCCGTCCCTGTCTCGTCCAGCATAACTCCATCTCCAATCCTTCCCGCTGTCATGCCGGTATCGTCGGAACGATTTACAATATCAACGAGTCCCTCCCGTATTCGCTGGTGGATATGATGAAGCCGTATAACTATATGTACGACGCTATCCACGCGAAACTGGTTGACCTGATTGCGACGAACTGGGGCAAGCTCCTCGAACTGGATCTCGCCCTGAAGCCGAAGAACTGGGAGGTTGAGAAGTGGATGTACTTCGCTCGTTCCAACAAGGTTCTCATCAAGGACTCCTTCAATGAAGGCAATAAGGGTGCTGCCACAGGTAAACTCGCCGGTGGTCTGAACAACGCTTCGAAGGGAGTCGTGGATGCTGATTGGGGACAGTCCATCCAGAACTACATTGAACTCCTTCAGTGGACGAAGGATGCGATGTCCGACCTTGTGGGTATTAACCGTCAGCGGGAAGGCAATACCTATAACCGTGAAACCGTTGGAGGTATCGAAAGAGCCGTCCTTCAGTCATCCTATATCACCGACTGGCTCTTCCAGCAGCATGACGATACCAAGAGAAGGGTGCTCGAGTGCTTCTTAGAGCAGGCGAAGGGTGCACTCAGGGGACGGAGCATGAAGTTCCAGTATATCCTTTCCGACAACTCCAGGAAGATTATGGAGATTGACGGCGAGGAGTTCAACGAGTGTGATTATGGTCTCGTCGTGGACAATTCCACGGATACGCAGAAGCTCAACTCCCAGATTGAGACCATCGGACAGGCGGCTCTCCAGAACCAGTTCAAGATGTCTGCAATCCTCAAGCTCTACTCTTCCGCTTCGCTTCAGGAGAAGATTAGAATCGTGGAGAAGGCAGAGAAGGAGGTGCAGCAGCAACAGCAGGATGCCCAGCAGCAGCAGGCTCAGATCGAGCAGCAGAAGATTCAGGCCGATATGCAGGCGAAGCAGATGGAGATGCAGCAGAAGGATGCCCTCAACCAGCGTGACAACGAGACGAAGATTCGTGTTGCGGAAATCAACTCTCAGGCGGAATACCTCCGTCTTGGCATATATGCAGAGGAAAACGATGAACAGTTAGTCCATGAAAAACTTGATATCGAAAGAGAGAAGCTTAGAGCCGACATCGAGCAGTTCGATAGAGAAATTCGGGAAAAGGAAGCAGACCGAAAAGACCGAAAAGAAATTGAACTCAAAAAGATTGAAGCGCAAAAACAGATAGCGCGGACGAAGGGGACATCGACAACGAAGAAATAGTTTGTAAGATATGAAATACTTTACTAAAGCACAGATTGAAGAAATCCGGAAGGCGCTGGCTACGCTTGGCGTGAGGGATACGGATTTGCCCGATGTGGTCGGTCTGGATGGCAGCGAACTCGTCGCCATCGTTCAGGACGGCGAGAACCGGAAGGTGAGTATCCGTAAGATGATTCACGACTATCTCCCGGATGATATCGCCAGCGGCGTTGATGGCGCAGACGGTAGATCTGCCTATCAGGTTTGGCTCGATGCCGGTAATACTGGTTCCGTTGCTGATTTCCTTCTATCCTTAAAGGGTAAAGATGGTAAGGACGGCAGGGATGGGACTGATGGTACTCCCGGTACACCCGGCGCTCGTGGAGCCAATGGTCAGGGCGTTCCTGCTGGGGGTTCTGCTGGACAGGTTCTCGCAAAGAAATCTGGGAGTAATTATGATACGGAATGGATTAACCCTCCGACTTCTTCAGATACGCCGATTACTGAAATTCCTCGTGCTACAAGCACTGTACTTGGCGGTATCCGTGTGGGTCTTCCCGAACAATCCGGACGGAATTTTGGCGTTAAGCTTGATGGCGATGCCCGTGCTTATGTAACCGTTCCGGCAAGTGGTAGTGATACTCCTGGTGAAAGCGGAGGTTATTATGAGCAGGTTTTCCGTGCCTATGCTCATGGCTCGACGGTAACTTCCGCTGACCTTGTTGGTGTTGATGTCATTGATGACGATAACGGTCAGTGGAAACATTATATCGACGATACTGCCGCAAGTGCCCTTGGTGACTACGATGTCTGGATGGCAATCAGATGGGTCGCTGGTAATGGTACTCCTGGTGTTTGGCGCGGGCCTTGGAATATCAGTGGCCCCGCTGGTGAAGCTGGTGCCGACGGAACCAATATCGAATTCGTCTATAAGAGAACAGCAAATGAAGAAGATACTCCAAATCCAATAAGAAAGACTGACACACAGGCGACCGCTTCGAGAAATGCGCAAAGGCAGAGTACGGAAGCTCCGTCTGGCGGGGTCTCATATAATAAGGCGGATTGGTATCCTGATGGTTGGACAGATAATCCGCAGGGTGTTACTTCTACTCTTCGCATTGAGTGGATGTGCATGCGGTTCAAGACTGGCGGTGCAGGCGGTGAAGGTGGCACATGGAGTGATTTTACCGCTCCCGTTGTCTGGTCTGCCTATGGTCGTCAGGGTATTGATGGCGACGGTATTGAGTATATCTATGCAGTAAGTGATACCGTCCCCACTGAGCCAAATGACCCCTCGAAATGGTTCGATCATACCGGATATCAGACGACTCGTGAGTATCGTGAGGGTTCTTTATGGGCTGACAATCCAATTAATCTCGCTAATCTTCCTTCTGGTTCTACGCAGTGGGTGAGTGTCCGTAAGAAATACGCCGATACGACTTCGCATCCTACTTACGGTACGAACCCCTATTGGCATTCCTATACCGCTCCTGCTTTCTGGAACTACAAGGCTCGCGACGGTGTTTCTTCTGCTGCGGTGGTGAGCCTCGAGCCGGATATGCTTTATGTGCCTTGCGACAGCGATGGTCATATCACTGCTGCTTTCACCGGAACGACGAATGTCAAGGTTCAGTATGCCGGTGCTGAGGTTTCTAATATCACGATAGGTTCTATTACCGTTACCGACACGAGCAGCACTCCTAATACCTATACGGGTGTCACCTCGGTTAACGGTAAGACCATCACTGTTTCGCTGCCGAGTACTTTCACCGCCGACTTCAGTTCTGCGCAGCTCTTCGTTCGTATCCCTATCAGTTGTACGATTAACTCTACGCCGCTCGACCTCGAGGCTGTCCTGATTATTGTCGGTCATAGCATCGGTACGAATGGGACTTCCTATTCGTTGAAGACCAGCGCCGGAATCGTCAAGATTCATGACGGGAATTATTCGACTTCTGCGATTGATGTGTCTTGCATCGTAAATGATGGGACAACTGGTTTCGCTGAATATACGCCAGTCGGCACTTCGTCTCTTCCTGCCCTTTCCGAACTTGGTCCCGGGTTCAGTATCAGATACTTCGTGGGAACAGATACGGAGCACATGACGAACATGGTGACCCAGAATATCAACAGTATTCCTACTACCGGGATTGATAGTAGTGTCACTATTCAGCTTCTGTACAACTCGATGGTTATCGTTCAGGAATACATCCCGTTCGTCGTAGAACCTCTTGTCCCAGAGACTCAGCAGATATTGAAGAGCATCGTTTTCATGAGGGCGGCGACTGAACCTGCTAAGCCCGGAGATAACGTAGGGTCTTTCTCTGAGCCCGTTCCTACGTCTTTGGGATGGTCTGATGGTCTTCCTGCTTATGTTGAGGGAACTCGGATCTGGATGACTACCCGTGTCTTTACTTCTGACGGACAGTCTCCCCAGCAGTCTTCTTGGACTGCGGTGCAGCCCGCTACTGACAATGATAATGTCGATATCGAGTTCGCTTACATGCAGACGAATGATGGCGTTCCTGCTACTCCTGTCGGTGGCGCGTCTGGTTCTCCTGTTGACAGCAACAGGCATCTCACCGATTATCCTTATGGCCATACGAATCAGGTTTGGTTTGATCCCGACCTTGATAAGTATGATGGTCAGAATCACCTCCGTGACTTCCAGCATATGTACTGGATGGCCATTCGCGAGAAACACAATTCGACCAATACCACATGGACGATTATCCGTATCAAAGGTGAACGCGGTGAGACTGGTATCAAAGGCGAGGATGCCATCCCGGTACGTATTCGTAACTGGGCTGACCTTTACCAGCAGACACATACTGAAAATAACGGCACGGTAACTCTTACTCCGCTTACAGGAGACAATCGAATCTTCTCCGGATATGAAGAATGGACCGAGGTTGTCAACGGCGAGACTGTAACAAAGAAGGCTCCCTTCCGCGATGTGATTATCATCACTCCGCAGGATTATCCTGATGCAGAAGCGTTCCCGACCTCCGGTCTTCCTTGCCCAGCGGAAACGCAGGAACATGTAGTTACTCCCGCCCTGTATGTGGTGAACTACAGAATACCGTCTTCTGCCGGTCAATGCACCGCTTATACCTCTGTCGGTTATCCGGATGTAGATCCGAACGTCGTCCCTGCCGAGGATTTGATTATCCCGCATAATGCGATTAGTGGGACCGGCGCAAGTACGAAGAATTACACGGTTACGCTTTATCAGAATGCGGCGGCGTCTGCTGATGCGATTTCGAGTTATCACTTTTACTGGAGCGTATTTACGAACCTTGGGGCTATCTATGCGCAGCTTCTTGTCGCTACGCAGGCTTATATAGGAAGTCTGACTGTTAATCACTTGACGACTTCGAATGGGAACAACTCCAGCATTGATATCCAGAATGGCCTGATTACTTTTAGAGACTCAAATGGTGTAATTCGTATCGTGATGGGCCAGGATACGAATGACACATCTCCGATATTGAAGTTCTATGATGCCAACGGGAATGAACTGTATAACCTTGGTCCTGACGGCATTTTGCAAAATGATGCGACTTATGCTCCGCCTAAATTTACTGCTGTAAGATTCTGGCATTTCTCTTCTCTTGCTGAATATGATAAAATTGTTGCAATTACCGATGAGCAAGCAAAAAGAGATTATGGCGCTGATGCAAAGTTCTCTGACGGACCGTTATATTGGTATAAATACGAAGACGCGAAGAAGGTTATTTGGTTGGATTCAACTTCATCTGTTGTGCAATATCAAAATCCGGATACGGGACAATACTCGTCTTCGATGTCGAAGTATTACAATAATTATTTCATGACCGGAAACTTTGGCCTCACCGGTGCTTCTGATGGCTATTATGTGCTTGATCCCATTTTATGGAACGGTGATCCAAGTGGACGTGCTACCCTATTACGTCTTGTTACTGAAAATGGGGTCAGAAAATATTATGTGGGCAGTATAGAATATAAACAACGCGATCAGAATTCCGGCATATCTTGCGTAATAGATTATATTAATTTGACTTTATTTGAATAGGCATGAGAATCATTCAGAACAATCTTAAGGAAGTTGCCATCGCTTTTATCATGGGCGCTCTTGTCGCCCTTGGCATCATCGCTGCCGCTGGCTCTCTAAATTGGGGAGTTAGAGGTGGCGAGGGCTGGTTGTTTATCGTTGCCGGCATCGTCGGTATTGCTGATGCTATCTATGCTGGATATTCTTTCTATGTCCAGTTCCTGAAACCCGATGGAAGTGGGACGCCGGACGCAAAGAAATAAACGATGTCACAGAACTGTACATATCTTTATGTAGTATCCTTTACGGTGGGAGCGGAGTCAGGATTAGCCCTGATTGCCGCCCCTACTGAGAGGGATGCTATTCAGGTTCTGAAGAGTTCCGGTAGTCGAAGCGCCTGCTCCAAAGGATATACTATTATCCAGACAAGGGATATTGGGATGACGGCTTCCTGCAACTTCGGCATACTGATGGAGTCGTTCGTGAATGCTATGGAGGCGTATGCGGCTATAGTCAGCGTTGCGAACATGATTCGTGGGTCTCGTGGCCCGTCCATGTACGAGGAGGCGGTCGCCAATGGCTATACCGGCACCGAACAGGAATGGCTCGATGAAAGATCTGGCCCTAAAGGTGACAAAGGTGACAAAGGTGATACTGGAGAAACTGGCCCAAAGGGAGACAAGGGAGATACTGGAGAAACTGGACCGCAGGGTCTACGAGGC